ATTTTGATAAAAGTATAAAGAAGTGTATGAAATGTCTAAAATATAAAAGAGCTTGACTATTTCAAAAGGGCGTTTTTTTCGCAGATTCCATTTATTTTATAGACATTTTAGAAAATTAGAACTTTTTAGACTTTTTAAATACTTTTAAACATCAATTTAAACACTTGTAATTTTTTCTATTAAATTTCCAAATCTTTTCAATATTTTCTCCATAAAAAAAACTCCCAAGAGTTTCGAATAAATCTACTTCAATTGAGAGTTTAAAATATTTCGGGTAAAGCCCTAGACACCATACCCCTATAATCCACTTCACTTTTTTAAAGTCTTGAGGTTTTATTATAGTCACGACCACCCACATTGTTGTTCGAATTCGAACGAACATTATTCGAATTACGCGCACGAAGACCCGACGCCAAAGAATTATCCCAATTCCCAAAAACAATGAGAGCCACAAAACATATCGATATAGTGCCTAAAATTTAAGTGTTTACCACTTGTTTTCTTCTTTTGTTTTCTTTATCCACCCACCAATAAGTTTACCTAGTTCACTACACATTAAAGATAAAGTTGCATATCTTTTTTCAGCCATAGTTGTAGGATTTTTATCATCAGTTTTACCATCTTTAAAAGAAAAATATCCCAAATGATAAGCTAAAAGAATTTTTGCTTTTAATCTATCATGTGCAATATCTAAATCAGTCAATGTGGTTTTTTTATAATATCTTTTTTGACCCTCTACCATTAAGTCAAAAATTTTATACATATCCTCTCTAATTGATTGAGATAAAGCGTATTTTTCACTTCTAGGAAAATGGTTTAAATATAAATTTGTTTGTTTGGCAAAAGCCATAAATTTTCTAATAAAAACAGTATCAAAATCAATCATAAATCAGTCCAAAAAAAATTTTTTTAAGTGCAGTATTATCATACTGCACTACGAGGTACCAAATAGGCACGACCACCCACATGGTCGCCCCAAGCCGAACGAACATAACCCGAATGACGCGCACGAAGACCCGACGCCAAAGAATTATCCCAATGCCCAAAAACACGGAGAGCCATTTCATTTTTTTGGTATCTCCAAAATCCATCGTTACCAAATCTTGCTGTTCCTGCAACACTCACCGCATTATCATTATGTGGATAACCAATACTATCAATTTTATAATCGTTAGTTGTTCTGTTTGTACTTCCATTATAAAACTGGTTTACTCCATTTCCAAAACAAACCTGAGTGTCATTTAAAGTAACTGGCATAGATACTACATCATATAGCGTTGAATCATAAGCATTAGCACTTGTTAAAGTTGAAATATCTACAGTTTCTTTTAATATCATGTGTACACCTGTAGTAGATGTGATGTATCCTATTCCTACTTCCCACATTAATCCATTAACATCTGCTATTCCACAAGCTTGACCATTATGTGTAGTTTTTGGTAGAACTGCATCACTAACCCCACCTGTAAGACCACAATTTAAATAACCGCTACTTTTATAAAGAACTGTTGAATCATTAGCATCTCTTAGAGCATTATTATTGCAACCTTTTGGTTGAAAAGGTGCAACATCAGCCCAAGCGCAAGGCTCAAAATTATTGTTTCTATAACAACCTTGATAATGTGCATCAGCTAAATCAGCAAGCATCGTTGCTAAAAAAGCGCTCATTTCTGTAAAATCATCACCTCTACTTTTAACAGCATCATACATTCCATCATATCTATTTAAAGGTGCTTTTCCATTTGCAGTACAAAGGCTAATAGGATTATGAGCTGAGTTTGTTGATACTGGGTCTAAGCCTCTTCTACTAACAAACATATTTCCAACTCTACCACCCTTATATTTATCAACAAAAATACCAGGAACTTCAATTCCATTATTTATAAATACTCTAGGTAATTTATATCCTGCTAATTGCGTATGACTTACATCAATTCTTGTACCAAAATAAGGCTCATTTATATCAACTGTGTATTTAACATAATGTTTTGGGATAAAAACAAGAACACTACCACTCATTACATGTAGGTAATTTCCATAATTAGGACTTATTGGATTTTGAAAACCTTCAAGCCCTACAAGTCCATACATACTTGCCAAAATATCAGGCGCAACTCCCACACCAAAACCAACACTACCAGCATTTCCAATAAAACCAACATTTGGAGTAATTATTGCTTCAAGTTCTGCTACAACTTGATTTTTTTTATCTTCAATTGTATTTAAAGTAGAATTTTTCTTATCTTCTATTTGTGTTAAGCCCAAATCAAATCTAGTTAAAAGTTCAGTTTGATTTTCTAAAAGCTCACCTAACTTAATATTTAATGATGCATCTATATTTCCCATTTTATAGTCCTTCTTCTATTATTTTTAATTCTTTAAGTGTTGAAGCATTCTCTATTGATAATTCCAAATCTTTAACCGTTTCTCTTTCATTATTAATAAAAGCCCACATTTCATCTTTATCCTCTTGAGTGTAACCTTGTAGTTCATTTATATTGTTTTGTTTGTAAAGAGGATATACAGCAGAGATAAACTCACCTGTTTTCTTGTTTATAAATTCTAAAATCCTTTTTTTTGTAAAATCTAAAGTTTCTGAATTTGTTCTAATTTCTTCTAAAGAACAATCAATTAAATTGTTTTCATTTGCTTCTTTCCAAACAGAGATTTTTTCATCTGTTGCATCAATAACAAATGCTCTTCTACCATCTTTTAAAAAATGAGATTCAAACTCATCTTCATTCAAATTAAACATAGCAATAGATGCTATAACACCAATAAAACATTTCATTTTTTCTATCCTTATTTTTCAAAATTTATGGTAGTAGTAAAACTACCACTATCTAATCTATGAGTAACAGAGGTTATCCCATATTCACCATCATCTGTAGAACCCGTAAGAAGTAAAACCCCTCCTGCAAAAACAACCTTAAAGGGAATAGTTATTTCACCTTTTATTGTTCCTGTATTTACTCTATCTAATGCAGCAAGTGCTAATCTCTTAGCCTCTTCATCATCTTTACAACATCTTTCTATTTTTAGCTGTGGCATACCTTCTAATACTTCCACCTCCTTATCTTTGTTCGCTTTAGTATCTCTATAAATAACTTTTGCACTTTCATATTTTGTTTTATTTGAATGTGTAATGCTCACATCAATAGCATCCTTGTAGGAAATTGTATATTTTATTTTTTCTTGCTTTTTAGAAACACATACTAAATTGTTATCTTTTATTGAAAATATCAATTGGTTATCAGCTGCTATTTTTTGTAAAAAAGCCAAGTCGCTTTGGTCGTGCTGTGCAATATAAGATATGTTTATATCAACATCACAAACGGGCTTTAAAAGATGCTCACTAGCTATTGTTTCGATAATATTTTTTAAAGTAGTTTCTATAAATTCTCTACTTTTTTTAACTTTTAACTCACTTCCAAAATCAACACCTGTTGCAGTTATTTGCATACTCTCTTTATTTGTTATAGTGCTAGTTTGAACTTTAAAAGAGCCTAGATAAGTAAGGTTTAAATCTTTATAGCCTAAGTAAACCTTTAATTCATCACCAAATTTTGGTCTTTTATAAACAGATGCAATATTTAATGTTAATTCATCAGCAATATTTCCATCTTCATCTTTTAGCTCCAAACTAATTAAGTCTTTTTTTAAAGTACTCGTTATGTTTTGACCTTGTGCAATAATTGTAAAATCTGGCTTTAATTCCATAGCGCCTTAACCTCTTCATTTTCTTTTTTTACATAAGGTGGTAGATAAACAATATCTCCACTATTTAATATTTCTTTTTGCAGCAAATGTGGATTTGCTTTTAAAACCTCTTCAAAATTTTCCAATGTTTCATAAGTTTTAAAAACTACAATATCTAATCTATCACCATCTAAAGCAATGTATTTGTTTAAATTACTCATAGTAAACCTCAATAGTAAATTTAACATCTTGTTTTAATGGAGTACTTCCGCCTTTTCCAAAATAACTCTTAATTACTTCCATATTTGATACTACAACTCTAAAAGCTTCACCATTTGAAAAAACCAACCAAACGGGCTTTTTCATCTTTATTCTTTGTTCAATAGCTTTGGTGTAAAAACTATTTTTATTGTAATAAGTAGCTTCAAAGTTGAAAGACTCACTAAATTCCTCGACACTTTGGTGCTTTGGATTATTAGCTACTCTTTTTTGACTTACAAAAGGCAAAGAAATAGTTTTTTGAAAACTTTCCATATCTTTTATATCTATAATAAAAGAATCTAACATACAAATCATGCAACATCCTTAAAGGTTCTATTCATATTAGACCGCTCTTTTTCTTTTAGTGCTACATCAACAGCCTTTTTAATATCTTGCTCTAAAGCTTTAGCCTGTTCTTTTGTTTGAACAGTAGGATTATTTATATTGACTACAACTGTAGAACTTTCACTTTTTTTATTGTTTGAAGTGTTGTTGGTGTAGTTCGTGTTGCTTGTCTTGTAGCTTGAATTATTAACGCTATTTTCAAGAGCTTGTGTATAACCAGTTCCTAAAGCAACTGTCTTAACACCATCCCCTGCATTTTTTAATATTTCTGTATTTTTTACTTCTTTTTTTACCTCTGTTTTATCTTCACTTTTTTTGTCACTTCCAAAAGTAAAAAAGTCTTTTACATTAGCACCCATGTTTTTTAATTTTTCAATCCCATTAAGTACAAAATCAAATTTTGCACTAAACCAGTCAAACACTCCATTCCAAGCATTCTTTATTATTTCTAATGGTGAAAATGAAAATATATTTTTAATCACATTTAAACCATCATCAAATAAACCTCTGATTCCATCCCAAAAACTTGAAAAAAAACCTTTTATTGGTTCGAAAGAATTAAAAACTAATCCAAGTGGTGAAAATGAAAATATATTTTTAATCACATTTAAACCATCATTAAAAAAGCCTTTAATTCCAACCCAAAGATTTGAGAAAAAACCTTTTATTGGTTCCCAATAGGTATAAATAAGAGTCGCACCCATTACAATAGCACCAATAGCTAAACCAATTGGATTAGCCATTAATGCACGACCTAACCATAATGCTGAAGTACCAGCTAACTTTAAAGCACTCCCAAGAGCTAAATAACTAACTTTTAAAACTGATAAAATTATAGGATAGCCCATAAGAACACCTTTAGTAGTTAAAAAAGCCATAGAGAATAAAGTTTTTGTAACTGTTGCAAGCTTTGTAACTGCAACAAGAGCAAACATTCCAAGAGCTAAACCACCAACAACAGATGAAACAACTGGAAAAGTCTCTATAGCACTACCAAGTACTCCAACAATTCCACCAATAGTAGATGCTAAAAGCGTAGCAGCTGGCATAAATATTTTTCCTATAGTTGCACCTAAATTATTTATTTGTTGCCCTAGTAATTCAAACCCTTTTCCTTTTTGCATAGCTCGAGCCATTTTTTCTGTTACACTTGAGCCTTGATTCATTGCTTCATTTATTTCTTTTTGGCTTGTAACTAAATCTTCATTTTTATCAATCAATGCGGTAATTATTTTAACTGCTTCATCACTTCCAAAAGCATTTTTTAGAGTATCCATATTAGAAACTTCAGTTAAATCACCCATGTTGTCTTTTAAATTTTTTAGAATTTGATTCATAGGAAGCATCTTACCAGTTGCATCAGTCATTCTGATGCCTAGTTTTTCTTGAGCTTTTCCAACACTACCTAAAAATGCACGATAAGATGTAGCTGCTTCACTTGCACTATTAAAAGCACCTTTTGCATTTCCAATAATAGAAAGCTGTTCCTCAAGACTAACTCCTAGTTTTGTAGCAACCGCTCCAAGAGTACTTAATCCAGCACTTAAATCAGCTCCATCAGTTCTAAAAGCTTGTACCGATTTACTTATTGCAGCACTAAATTTTTCACCAAATTCAAAATCATTAGAAAATTGTTCTTTGTAAATCCCATATCCTAAAGCAAAAAGTTTAGTCATTTCTCCCGTTGTTGCTTTAGTTGCAGTTGCTGTCATTGCTGAAAGCTTTGTGAACTGTGCTACACCTTCATCTGTAAGTGATGCTATACCACTTTTGATGTCGTATGAAGCTTTAATGAAGTCACTTGTTGTTGTTCCTGCAAATGTATTAGAAAATTCTTTTGCACTTTTTGTAATTACTGCTATTCCCTTTTCGTCTATTCCTAATGATGCTATTTCCCCTTGACTCTGTTCTATTTCAAGTTGTGCTTTTATTGGAGTGCTTAATACATAAGCTGTTCCAAGTACTGCTAAAAGAGAATTCTTTTGTGCAATCAAATCTTCTTTTTTTGATTCAAGTGCAATTCGAATTTTTGCACTCTTTCTTAAAACTAAAAGTTGTTGATTTATAGAAGATATAGCGGCTGTATTTTTTGGGTCATTTTGTGCTTTAAGCATAAGCTTATCTTTATTAAGTGATTTGATTTTGTCTTGATATTTAGTTAAACTACTATCAACATTTTTTAAAGATGAGCCAAAAGATGATGAAACAATACCACCAATTACAACACCTAAAGCAATTTGTGAAGCCGACATATATTCTCCTTTCTCTTTTTATTTTATTAATTCTAAATTTACTTTGGGCAACACAAGAAAACTATAATTTAGCTTTTTGCTTGCCTTTCTCTTTTTTCTTTCTTTTACCTATTTGCCTCAAGCTCTTGAGCTATTTTTATAAATTCTAAAAATTCTTTTGTTGTAAATTCCAAAGAATCAAGAAATGAAAAGCCAAGAACTGAACTAATTAGTGCAACACTTTCTAAAGAGCTGAACCAATCTACAACAAAAAACTATTTAGCTTATCTTGTAAGATTTTGTAATCTTTAAAAGATAACTCATCCAATTCACCAGGTGCTAAACCTGTTAAATTTGAAATTAACTTAAACTCTTTTTCTGCATCATCTTTTATAGCACTTAATGCTCTAATATCTTTTACTTTTGGCTCTCTCATGCTATTTGCGAAATCTTCTATATTAGTACTCATATTTATCTCCTAAAATTATCCAACTAAAAAGTCTCTTTGACTTTGCCAAAGGTCTTCACCATTTATCTCACAAACCAAATTGTCAACATCAATTAACACTAATGTTTGCCCATCTTTTTCATATTTGAAAAAATCAACATTCAAGCTTAATGTACTCTTCTCTTCAGAACCAATGTCACTGCTAGGAAATTCAAAAACATCAACACTCCCTTTTAGTGTTACAGTTGTTTGTGAATCCGTTGCGTTTTTGTTACTATTTTTCTTAACCCAAAAAGTAGATTTTTGTTTTTGTCTTTTTGAAATTGCTTCAAAGTAAACTTTGTTTACTTCATTTAGTTCAAATTTTGCTTCCATCTTTTTTAAAACAGTTGTAGTAATGTTGTGTACTGCTACACCGCTTTTTGATTCAAAAGTTTCAAACTCAATCTTTGGTAGTTCAACTTTTGCAGTATTTGAAATAAATCCTAAACCTTCAATGAAAACAGATGCACTATTTAAAACTTCACTTTTTCTAATCATTTTCTATCCTTTTACGAAATAAGTTTGATAAGTACATCACCGTATCTATCAACATAACTGAAATTAACCTCTAATCTTTTTACAATAGGCATATTTTGCATCTCTGCAAGCAAATAAAATTTACCTGCTGTAATATTTGCCTTAGTGTTTCTTTCAGGGTCCCAATAAACATTAAAACCTAAAAGTACTTTCGCACCTTTTAGAGCTAATAACATCTGCTCGACACTATCTCTTACGGATTTTAAAATATCAGCTCTTCTATCAATTGCCCAAAATAAACCATCTAAAGCAGCTTCACTAACTCTATCAAAAACTCTTACTCTTGTATGGTCTTGCCAAATAGGGTCAATATCAGTAGTTTCTCCACCCCAAATTCTAAAACCGTTATATCTAATAACAGTACCTATACCTTTAGTTCTTAATCTGTCTGCTTCACAATCTTGACCTGCATTGAACTCAATATCTCTTTTTGTTCCTGAAATACCATTTATAACTCTATTTGAGTGAGAATCAGCAAAACCATATTCGTGTTGTGCATCAGTCCAAGCAATCAAACCAGCTCTTCTT